AAATCATTATTCTCTAAACCAGGTAAAAAGGTTTTCTTCATTTTTTTGAAGAATTCCTGAATGAAGAGAACAGATAGATTAGTTAAGTTAGAACCAGATGCGTGTGATGCTGCTGAAGTTTGATTGAATTCTAGACTTTCTTGATTAATATTAAGTAATGAAGATGAAATACCTACGTTGTATCCTGTTACTCCACTAAATCCTCTGACACAACCTGTAAATGTGGTTGACGTTATACCAGTGTAAGTTATTATTTCATCATCAATTTTGAGTAATCCGTACTCAGAGGGGAATCCTTTTGTACTGGGAACAGTTATTACTGTATCTGTTGAATTTATTTCACTTGAAATTGTAGTTACACCTACAACGACTTCAGGCACTAAGTTATCAACCTTCAAATATTGATCAAGGTTGCTGATTATATCTTGAGAACCTCCTTGAAATTCCTGTGAGATATAATATTGTTTTAAAAACTCAGTGGCTTTAGGAAAATCAGATACCACAAACTCAGGTAACTGATTTTCAATAATAGTATTGACTTGTATTCTTTTGTCAATTTGTGACATAAATTATTTCCTCTCTAAATCTCCGTTAGAGTAACTAGATGTATAGTAATCTTTTTGGAATACGACTCCTGAAACATCCTCTCCTGATGCGATTACGTCCTTCACAGTATTTATTGTGCTTTTCGATACGTCAAAATTAAGATAAAGATCTTTTAATCCTACTACATCATTTGATTCTGGGAACGCTTGAACCTCAATAATGTTATTTTCACTTACTGTAGACGTTATATTAATTGTATTAAGTATAACCTCTCCCTTTTTATAATCCACAACACCAGCATCTTTAATCAAAACTCTTTGCTCATTCTTATTATTTTTTGAAACTACACTAAGTGTACCCATGTGACTGCCATCTAAGTTACCAGATGCATTTTTATTTGGAACATCAGTAATATAAGCGATGTCATTAAATCCATTTATTGTAAACCCTGTACTCTTTACATTGAAACCAGCAGGATTTATATTGAAACGATTACCAAAACAAAGTTCATATTGAGCAAATTGATTTAATAATGCTTTCAAATCTCTTCTTACAATTACTTTTGTTATGTTTGAAGTAATACCATTATCAATGCGGTCTATTAATGTACTTACTTTACTATATTTGAACCTACCACCAAACTTATTCAACTCAACATTTGATGCATAATTATTCAATCCAGCAACAACTGAACTTTTTAAATTAGCAGGAGAGTCAACTTGTGATGGATTGTAGTATATGTTCGTATTAATTTCTACATATAGTAGTTTTAAGTCAACAATTTCAGAATTGATACCAGCAATAGCGTAATTCTTTAACTTGTTTTTAATTTGTGATTTATCAAAATCAGATACAAAAGTACCATTTTTAGGTTTGATACTTATCTGAACTTTACCAAACTGAGGTGGATCTAATTCTTCACCACCAACCACAGCAACTGATTCAGTTTGTGGGAAAATTGTTCCAATTATTGCTTCATAATCTCTAGGTGTAACTGCTCTATATTGTGCTGAGTAGAGTCTTGGAGCAAAGTACTTAATAGAAGACACATCTTCAACTTCAGCACCATTAGAAGCGTTTGAAACAGTGGTTAATGATATGGAGTCACTAGGTGTGAAAAGTGTATTATCACTCTTTGTGAACGAACCTTGGAAACTAAAGTTCGCTGCACCATTTCCCGTTTCACCATCAGTAACGATATATGTTGCTGTGACGATTGAATTAGTTTCTAATTTTTTACCAAATAGACCATCTCCAAATAATATTTCATATTTCTGGTCTTGAACTTCTTGTGCAAGGAATATTTCAGAGTTTTTATCAATATTAAGTATATTATCAATCATGCGAAACTTTCTACCGAGTGTTGAATCAGCAGGACCTGACACATAAACTCTTAAAGTTGAACTATCAATGTTTGGACTGTCAATTATAAACCTTTGACTTGTAGATGCATCAACACGATATGTCCTTGTAAGGTAAGTTCCTTCATATACAGTAATTGGATCATCAAACTGTGCAAAAGAAGTACCACCAATATCTCTGACTCTTGATGATACAATACTATCTGGTATTGAAAAACGATATGTGGTGTTCTGAGAATTACCTACACAAACAAGTCCAGGACGTAGAGATAAGAACTTAGGAGTGCTGTCATTAGTTGGTCCGACATTTATATCACCTAATCGAATTGTTGCTGTTGCAGAGGTTTTTGAACGGGGTACATAACCAATGTTACGAGCAAGAGATACCACATTTTCACGAACAGTTGCTGAATCTAAGAATGCTTCGTTTGCAACTAAGTTAGCGTTGAATGAATTAATATAGGTATTATAAGCAAGAGTATCAATTAGAACTGAAAAGTTAGAACCCTCAAAGTCAAAATCTGCAAAATCTGAGTTTGAACGAAGGAAATCTCTAATTTGTGCTTTGATATCATCAAAGTCTAAACTTGTAAACTGAGTAAAGGGCATATTATCTCGTTGGTTCTAAAATAAAATTGAAAGTTTGTGTCGGAACGTCCAATCCAACAATATCAAAAAGCACTTTTACTTCATAAGTGTTATCATCTGGTTTCGCAGTTACTTCAACACCTATATCACCGACTCTTGGTTCAAAATTACGTACAGTATTACGCACTTGGTCTTCAATAATATGAACTGTATGCCTTGAGAAGTTCTCAAACAGTGAATCACGAATGTCTGTTCCTAAATTTGGACTAAAAAACCGTTCTGTTGGTATAGTTTCGACTAAATTTCTTACAGACCTTACAATTGCTCGCTCATTAAGTAGCACAGGAAGGTCTTTTGTCACTGGATGAGGTGAAAAAGACAGACTAATATCCTTAAATGCTCTTGATTTGCGTTGAATCGCCATTATTAATGCTTTTAGATTTATTTATACCCTATCTTGCATAATCATTCATTACATAATCATCACTATCGAAGTATTCAAGCACCCAAAAGGCAACACACCGTGGATTTTTCGCTCCACAAGTAAAAATATCGAACGAAACACATCCTTTTTCTGGCCAAGTATGACAAGCAAGGTGACTTTCTCCCAAAGTAAGTGTACAAGTCACTCCGTGAGGTTCAAATTGGTGAGTATAAGTGTTTAAAACCTGCACTCCTTCAATTTTACAAGCATCAACGCACACTTGTTCGATTTTTTCCGCATCATTTAACTTTTCAAAGGGTACATTATACACTTCAACGAGTAAATGTGTACCCATGTGAGCATTTTTTACATTTTTCATGTCAATTTTTCCTTACTGGAACCTCAATAGTCCAAGAACCACCATTCAATTCGACCAAATCAAAGTTTTTCTTTGCATATGCCTTACGTTTCTTTGCTTCAGACTCTAATTTTGTAAGATATGCCTCTCTACCAGGTTCTGGTTGTATTTCACCGTAATGATCATTCCCCAATTCTGGTTCAATTTGAATTTCAACGGTTTTTTCTCGACTTATATCTTTGATTTCATACATGTAATGGTCTGAAGTTTCAATTTTTCTCTTATTTTCAACTGAATATACGGTTGTATCAATCTCATAACCAGGATTTTCATCAATTCGATTGAAAACCCATGAATTATCATACCAAATTATACGATTATTCGGGTATGCGTAGAAATTTCCTGTTTCAACCTTGAATAAATGAGCACATTTGTGTTCTGGAGTCTCTGAAAAGTTCAAATCAGGCACTCCTTTGTTCTCCCATGACCAATCAAGAGTAAACATATACGTTCCAATCACTTTTTTACCATCTGGACGTATTAATTCTGCGTCTAAACCCGCTAAACGGTTTCTTCTTTGCACATCAATGTAAGGGGAAAAGCAATCCCAGTACATAATGTCCTCTAGAGGTTCAATTTTAGCGTCTGGTTTCCAACAAAACGCATGTAGAGGTCGTCTTGTCCAGTTTACACCGTTCTCTAAGAACGCTTCAAACAATGGAACACGCTTTTCGATACTTGCAACTGAGTG